TGATGAGCCTGCGCGATGCCAGGATGTGATTGAGCTTGGCTTCCTTGAAGTTGATGCTGTCCTGCGACGACTTCATGTTGCGGACAAAGCCGTATCGATCGCCGTCATGGTCAACGGAACCCGAGTACATGATGTATTTGCACTCGGTCTTGTTCTTCTCGTCAACGAGGTAGGATTGCCCCTCCATCAACACGGTTGAGCCGGTGAAGATCGAATAGCACCAATCGCCCTTGTGCTTGTACCAGCAGTCAACGAGGCGAATGTGCTTGCAGTCCGAATTGAACCACTTGTTCTCGTTGTCAGGATTGGTGCTTAGTTCGCTGCCCGTCTCAATCGACTGGTCGATTTCATCAGCCTTGTCAGGGAACATCTCCTTGGCAAGGTCGAGGTCCATCCACTTGGCGATGCCCATAAAGCGGGCGTCAGAAAAGTCCTCGCGCTTCGACCTTGGGTCGTAGAAGAACGATTCCGGGTCAACAATATCAAGCTCGATGTCGTGGTCGTTCGGATCGTTGCTGTCGCCCTGAACGAGATTAATCTCCAGACCGCCGATGCCTTCAACCGCACCGTCGCGGGCGATCTCGGCGCTCTTTGGCTTCCATTCCTGCTCGTCCAGCGCATACCGAATGACAGCGGTCGCAATGTCTGCGCCCTGCTCCTGCCCCGGATTGCGCGGGAATGCCTTCGGGTCTTGCCGCAACCGCTCCAGAAGGCCGACAACGCCGTCAATCTTGCGGCCAATGCGGTTAACCGTCGCGATTGGCTGCTTGCGCTTCTTCAGGATTTTAATCTGAGCTTCAGTCCACTGTGCGCCATGGTAGTAGCGCCGGGCTTCCTTCTGCTCTTCAATCTCGTCGCGCTTGTTGCCGAGATATTCCGTGTATGACTTCTTGAGCCTGCCTAAATCCCAATAGCCAGCCGTGTCCGGTTGCGCCTGCGCTGAACTGATAGAGCCGCTAGGCGTACCCGTGCTGTAATCAGCCGTCACGCCGCCATCCAGTCATTGTCAGCATCTTCATCCTCATCCACAGCGGAATATCCGCTCTGATCTTGTTTCTGTTCAGGCTTGCTCGGCGCATCGCCCGCCATCATCTGGTCGAGCAACTGACCAACAAGGCCAAGCGCGTCCACCTGATCGTCATGCTTGCCCGCCGGGAAGCTCAACAGCTCGCTTCTGAACGCCGCATACCAAGGCGCGTATTCCGGCACATACAGGCCATCGAGGCCCATGCGCCCGCGAATGGACTGCGCTCGAACTGATTTGTCGCCCCGCGTCGGGAACGGCTCGCGATACACGAAAGCCTGCCGATCACGCTGCCTGCGCTCAAGGAACGGACCTACACCCGATTTGATTTGGCCCTGTTCTTCAGCCCAGCCCATAGGCTTCCACTCAAGAACAAGATCGCAGAACGCCTCAACCCACTCGTCCGATGCCGCCTGCTTGCGCCATAGATCAAGCAGATACATGCGATTCTCAGGATCGAGTCCGACAACCACATGAACCGTGTAATCCCCGCCGTCAGCCGTCACGGCATAATCAGAACCGCCGTAGACCCGCAGCGTTTCACGCGCCGGCACCTTGGTGTATGGCCTCAGCCACTCAGCCCGGAAGTAATCGCCTTCTTCAGGAGCTGGCCGCTGCTGATACAGCGCAGACCATGTTCTTGCCGGTGTGTTCTTCTTCAGCTCGGCAAGCTGTGCGCCGTAACCATATGCGCCGTCAGACCACAGCCATTCACCCGGCTTACGGCCCAGCGCATCGTTTTCTTCCGCCTCAGCAGGCAGGGAGATTACATGCCAATTGTTGTGATTAAGCGCCCGCCCGGCGAGGTCGTCCTCATGCCATCGGGTTTGAATTAGTATCTCAGCCGCACCAGGAACAAGGCGCGTTCGAAAGTCGTTGATGTACCAATCCCAGATGCGGTCCCGGATTAGCTCACTGTCGGCGTCCTGACGCGATCTGATCGGGTCATCAATCAACCCAATCTTTGCGCGGAAACCAGCAATGCCAGTTCCGACACCCGCAGCGTAATACTCAGCCCCGGACGTTAACGCCCAGCGGCCCGCCGCCATGTTGTCAGGTGCAACCGATACGCCAAGCACATTGCTATGCTCGTTAATCAGGTTGCGGACTCGCCTGCCCCACTTCTCGGCAAGCTCAGTCGTATGCGAGGCAGCCAGAACACTTGCTCCACCAACCGACTGCATCAGCCACGGCGGGAATAGAACGCTGCCGTATGTCGATTTGGCAGAACCCGGCGGCATGAATACAGCCAGCCTTTGACACTCACCCCTTGCTACAGCCTCAAGCGCATCAATCAGCAGCTTGTGGTGAACTGCCGGTTCAAACCCGGCGTGGCGAACCCACTCAGTTAAGGACCGGCGTATCGTCCGACGCTGAAGGAGCGTCTTCGCTGCGTCCTGTCGCGATATTTGCAAGAATCTGATCTGTCAGTTTGTTGGGGTCATTAACGTTGACGTTCGCCTCGATGGCCTGGACGGCTTTGCCCCAACCGCGATCCAGCAGGCTATTGGCCGCCGAAACGCGAGCAGCATGTGGTGCAGTTGTCTCACACATGATCTGGGCAAGAGTTCTAAGCGCCGACTCTGTATGAGAACGCGCCAAAGATCGGATTTCTGTTGGTGTCTTCGCCATTTAGGTTATTCGAGGTTATTGCCGCTCAAGAGCAATCACACGGCGGTTCAACCAGCGGTTTGCTTATGTAAAGCAACTCGCCGGGTTGTTCTGATTCTAGTTGTTCGTAGGCGTCGATTGGTTTGGCAGTAACAGTTTCAACTTCAATCTCTCACCCATTTGTGAAGTCAGGGCAGATAAGATTGCCTGATACTGTGTAGGGTTTCATGGACGCACGGTCGCAATGAAGACCGCACAAACGCCAAAACCCAATAGAAGGCCAATAGCGAGGCTCCCCAAATCAATCACCGAAATTCCTCCCACAGCCGCCATTCCTCATAAGAGGTCGAGGCGCTAGGCAGTTCGATAAGGCCCCAATGGCTGATTGATCTCATGCCGCAGACGGAGCCTTCCACCGCTTAAGCCGTGTTAGCTTTAGCTTCTTCGCAGACTTCCAGTTGACGTACATGCCGCGAGAAATGGCGATCATCCGAGCCTGATCTGTCGAGCGAACGTAATTCGCCATGAAAGGATCAGCAGTTGAGGAACCGGCCTCAGTTGGTTTGCTAGGCTCTCTCAACGTGGTTCTCCCGAAATTATAAAGCGAGCCCAAGACAGCCTCTCGCTATTAGCGCACAAGCGATAGATGCGGCCAGTAATGGACACGCCAATTCTCCAGACCCTGCCATGCCATTTATCAACCCGCCTAAAAAAGTAAGCACAGCAGCAAGCGCGAAGATCGCACATAGGAATCCAGCTATTTCGGTCACGTAATTCCCCAGCGTGAATTAGGCATCGGACGGCGACAGCTAGTACTCAGCATCCAGCTCCCACTTGCTAAGGGGAGTCGCTATGTGTGAGGAGCGATGGCATGACCAGCGCCGCTGTCCGATTGGTGTATGAATCGCGGTTGCTTCGCCTCAATCCAGAAGTCAGGCAAAGATATTGTGGCGCATACTGGCTTATCGCCACCAGTTGACACCCGTTACCGGGGCCATATCCAACCGCGAACTGAAAATGAAAACGCCCCGCCGAACCTCAGCCACATACAAAACGCGGCATTATTGGTTGGGCGAGGCGCAACTGTCGAAGCTGATAAATACGGCTCAGCAAACCCCTTAGTGACGTAGCAAAAACGGAGAGTTTTAATCTCCACCATTCTCCTGTAGCCGCAGGAGAATTAAATCAGCCAGTCGCAAAGTGCAGGCTTGCGGAGCTTTGCGTCCCCTCACCTGTCAGGCTGGCTGAACTTGAGTCGAAAAAAGCCGCCCTTGCCGGGGCGGCCTTTCGATCCCGCACCAACAGCTCGGGGCTGCTAGCGGGGCATAAGGTAGTTGAGAGGCCTCATAATGAACAAAGACATTTATTGTGTCAACGAGTAGGCGTGCAACGACGCCTCGTGTTAGTTGCTCCGCTTTCGCGGCTACCCTGTTGGCGCGGGCCTGGGGTTATACTCCCCAAAGCCGCTTTCAGGCGGGCCCGACTCTGCGAGAGTCGCCCAACAGGCTCTCGTCTAACTCAGAAAAACGCGCTGTCGTCGTAAGCGAACTGATAAACCGGAGATCGCTCATCGCCGTCAGCAAATATAACAACATCATCCGGCATCACCTCGGCAACCGCCCGGGCGTCCCAACGCCGATGAATAAAATCTGGCTTGCCGAATACCTTGATCGCGTTAAACCAGCGATCATTTTTAAACCCGACGAAGTGAACTAACTGGTTCTCGCTCAAGGATTTGAACCTACGACCCCTCGCTTCCAAGGCGAGTACTCTAACCAGTCTGAGCTACACACAGCAAAGCAACGCTCGAAAGCGTCACGGTTGTTTTGGGAAGCCCTGCTGGATGATGGTCATTGACTCTCTTTATATACACTTCTGGATTCTGCATTGTTTATACCCTATCACCCGACGCCTTGTCAACAGCTAAAATCAAGATATTGTATGTTTTTGAGAACAGGTCGAGAACCCATATACCTCAGCTAGTGTGTCGAGCGAGCAGCGGAAAAGCCAAGCAAAATGAGCCACATGGCGCTCAGAGGTAAACCCACGGGTCTTTGCCACGTCTGACGGAAACATCCGCCGTGTCAGAACATCCCGCAAAATTCCCTCCTGGAGACGGCCTAATTGCTCTGCCGCCAAGGCCAGATTGCGAGCTGCTTTGCGCTTTCGATCCGTGAACATCTCTGGCGGTTTGCCGCCGTCTACAGCCTCCTTGGTCGGGTCAATCGCAGATGCGCCGCCGATCTCGATTACCTCGTAGTCGGCCTGCCATGCCCTGCCCGCTTCGTATTGGGCATCGTCTACCAAATGATTGGCGTGCATACGGGCCAGCGAGTCATCCCGTAGCGAACGGAATGCTACGATCTTCTCGCCCGGCTCAATTGCCCATGGGTCGTCAATCTCTAATGGAGCTACATCGGCGTTGCGGACAAGATCGCTTGAGCGCCGATCATGAACGGTTGCGAGTGTTATAGACTGCTTACGTTTGCGGCCTTGTCTCATTGGCTCAGAATCTCCGTTGCTGGGTCATAGACAAAACTGGTCGAACCCTTCCGCCCCAAGAATGAGAATCGGAACTTCCGGCCATGCACGATGCACTGTCCGCTCGCGTCGTCGCGTTCGATAACAAGGCCGATGTCAGGCTTATTCACCCAATGGGCCGATCCGTCCGCGTCATA